AACGAAAAACTTAAGACTGTTAAGTTCCGTGGTGTTAACTGGCATGTAGAAGTTAATCCAACTGTAGCCTCTGTACAGCGTTTCCAATTCCAAGCAGGTGCTAACACAGAGCACACAACATTCTTGGCTAAAACAGACGGTGACAAATTAACATTTACATTCGGAGATGCCGCAAGTCACGGTGGCGAGTTTGTATTTGCCACAGGCGTTACAGGTAAGATTACCAAAGCGTGGACATGGCCCGTTGTTCCAGTGTTAAGCATCCTTAAAATTGCAGATGCTAACAATGCTACTATTAGTTTCAGCAATGAGGGTGCTATGCAGATTATGTTAGATAGTGGTCTAGCAGTTTACAAATATATTATTCCAGCACAGGCATAATAATGACTAATAACCAACAAGTCAATCTAACTCCATTACAGAAAGACTATGCTGTCTATTTGCCAGCCATTAGTAGTTTTTATAGTACATATATTGCTAAACAACGATTAGAAAAGTTTATTTCCGATGATCGTATTCCGGCAGGATTTGATCGCGGCATTGAAGGTATGAACTTCTTAAATCCTGAACAAGGCTATTTCACTTACAAGTATGGTTTGTATTCAGCAGGTCACGCACAGTTAGATCTACAAAAGAGTCTTACACAAGAGTCAATGATTCAGCAACGTGATCGTAATAACACAATGATCTTAGGTGACTCTGGTGGATACCAGATTGGTAAGGGTGTCCTTAAGTTTGATTGGCTAGACTTTGAAGGCAAAGAAGCCACTAAGACTCGTCAGAAGATTCTAGAGTGGTTGGAAGTAACTGCCGACTGGTCAATGATGCTAGACGTTCCTACTTGGGCCTGCGATCACATTCATAGTCCAAAGACTGGATTAAAAACGTTCGACGATTGTCTAGATAAAACTCGATACAATAACGATTACTTCCTTATGAATCGGCTGGGTCAAACTAAGTGGCTTAATGTGCTACAAGGTGGTGATTGGGATACTGCTGAAAAATGGTATCAAGGTGTAAAAGAATTTAGTGACCCCACAGGCCCTTATGCAGGCAAGGAAGCAGAAGGTTGGGCCTTTGGTGGCGCTAATATGTGTAAAATGGATATCACTCTCAAGCGTCTAATGACACTTAGAGAAGATGGTTTGCTCAAGGGCAAAAATTGGATCCACTTCTTGGGTACAGCACAGTTAGATTGGTCATGCTATCTAACATTAATTCAACGACAAATCAGGAAACACATTAATGAAGAAATTACCATCTCTTTTGATTGCGCCTCACCGTTTATCGCCACAGCGCACGGACTTGTCTACACAAATGCAGTCCACACGCCAAAAAGGTGGAGTGTTATTATGGACAAGGCGCCAGATAACAAATCACTATCAGGATCAGATATCCCGTTCCCATTCGAATCGTCAATCGGTCGCCGACTAACAATGGCTGACATTGCCTACTATAATTTAGGCGAACGTAAGACTGATGCAGAATTAAAAGGTGCTAAGTTTGATCACTTAAATCCAGACCACTATCATGTTGTACCTAGACTTAATAAGTTAGGTAAAATCCCAAACAAAACATCGTGGGACAGTTTTGCCTATGCTCTAATGATGGGCCATAATGTCGAGTGCCATATTGTTGCAGTACAACGTGCTCAACAGTTGATGGACATTGAGATTGCCAAGGTTAAGGATCGCCTAACTTGGAAACAATGGAAGAAAGTCAAAGGTTCTGATATGAGTGACGAACACAGTGATTGGGTTCCTCGCAATATCTTGTACTTTGCAAGTTTAATTGAAGATTTGTTTAATACAAAAACAAAAACAGAAGCATTTGAAATGATTGAAAAGGCTGGTCCTTTCTTACGTAGTTTAGAAGGTGCTCGTCTACAGGGAGGCCCTGCACAAAATACATTCGGCAGTTTGTTTGAAATCGAGCAAGTTACTAAAGTAGAAGAAATCGATCTTGCTAATCCAGACGATGACGAATTACGTAAACTTGAAGAAAATCTAGGAGAATAATATGGCAATTTGGACTATTAGAACACACTACAAAAAATCGTGTGAACAAATCGAATATTTTTATAACCGTAAAATTGACGGTGCTAAAATTATTGTGCAAGACGGTTTCCGTTTTGCAGAATTTACCATCGAAACTACAGATGACAACTTTCCAGAGTTAGAATTTACCGAAGTACCGGGCGGCGATGGTGCCAAGGATAGTATCAATTTATATGATTGCTGTACAGGTAATATTGAAAACGCTGAACTTGTAGAAATGTTTGACGGCGGTTGCTGGGGTGATATCGAAATCGAAGGTCTTGATGAAGAGGAAGAAGAACGTCTGCGAGAACTCATAGAAGAAGATGGTGCATACGCATTAGAAGAAGATGGTGACGGAGATTGGTATTTAAGCGATACAGACTGTTGGGTTTGGGGACCTATCGAAATTGAAGATGAAGAAGGCAATGTCCGTATCATCTGTGCAGATGAAGATGGTAATGTTATAGACTTTGTAGAGGAAGAATGATGGATAAGTTTTTTGAATGGTTTGGTCGTAACCGTATAACGATCGGCTATGTAGTTGGCGGTGCTAACGTAGGTTCAGGCATTGTGCAAATTATCAGCGGAAGTTTTTGGGAAGGAACAGTATGGTTAATCTTAGGGGCAGTAATAATCTTAGATTCAAGGATGTTTAAATGAGTAAGGTATATCGTATCAAACCATTAGAAAAGAAAAGTATCAGTTGGGAAATTGAGATGTTCCGCGAAAATGCGGATGGCAGTGTTTCTTGGTTTAACATCAGTGACAACTATCGTTGGGGTCAAGGATTTGTTGAAGAAGATATGGATTGTAACTTACCTTGGGAAGGTGATATTACAGCCCATGCTAAAACTGATTGCGGTTGGGGTGCAGAACTAGAAGATCAACATGCTTGCTGGTTTGAGTACAGCGACGATATCACGCAAGAAGAACGTGACCAAATTGAAGAAGCATATCACGAAGGTGGTGCAGGTTGGTTGTTCGATGGCGAGCATGATTGGCAAGTAGAAGATGATTATTTAATTATTGCCTCGCCATATCAAGTTGATCTGTGTGATGAGGATGGTTCTATCATTGAAGAAAACATCAAACTTAAACAAAGACCGGACCCAAGCAATGCTTGGCCTTTTAGTAACGGAGAATAATATGGCAACACGTAAAAAGAAAGAACAAGACCTCAGCAGGGTGGTTAAAGGCAGTCACTTAACAGTTACTACTTTTTCTGACGGTACTACTAAACTAGAATGGGATTGGGATGCATTGGTCAAGGAAGTTAGAGAAGCATGTAAAGATGCCGAACTAACGGCTATAAAACCAAATATACAGACAAAAGCAACACGTAAGAAAAAAGATTTGGCAAAATAATTAGTTGCATATTAATACAAAATACACTATACTAATAATATGAAACGAGATTATACAACCGGCGAAGCAGATAATGTTCAGTTCTTCACTGGTATTGAGATTGAACATACTCCTGCTTTTGGAAAATTAACATTGTTTGTCACAGGTATACATCCAGTAGAAGAAATTGCATCAAACTTAAACGGTGCAGAACATATCTTCTTTGGTGCTAATCACAGTTTTAATCCACAGACTCCAGAAGAATGGGATCAGTGGCAAGATATGATTCAATTCTTTTTAGACAAAGACTATCTATGTTCATTAGATATTCCGTTAAATCAAGTTGAAGAATTTAATGACGGTGGTCTAAACGAGTGTGATAATTTTATTCCGCAAATTCGAGTACCTATTCCTTATATTAAATTGTGGAATTATAATACAATGCTTAAAATAGATGACAAAGATTTTAAGGCAACTAATCCTGGTGTATGGTCACATAGTCTACATACACTAATGGATCGTGGTAAGTTTACAGACTGGGCACAATATAAAAATGACAAGGCAATTAAATGATTAATTCTAAAATTACAAAAACTGTTCAACAACAGACTGCAGAAGAAAAATTGTTAAAATTATTAGAAAGCATTGACTGGAAACTTTGGGAAATGTATAATATGATGAAAGACAATCTTCCAGAACAATCGAAGACTACAGCAAAAACTAAATCAACTAAAAAGGCTGCAGAATGAGTGAAAATATGATTTGGGTTACTTTCCGTAAGGAAGGTATTCATATGTATCCGGCAGCGGCCACAGATCCAAAACTTGCCACAGGTGATGAATATGATGTTAGTTTCTTAGGAACACCACATCGTCATATCTTTCATTTCAAAGTTTATATTGCGGTATTTCATGATGACCGCGATATCGAATTTATTCGATTTAAGCGTTGGCTCGAGAAGTGCTATAATGATGGCACACTTGAACTTAACCACAAATCCTGCGAGATGATCGCTCGTGAATTAAACGAGACTATCAAAGCAAGATATCCAGGTCGTGAGACTTGGATTGACGTAAGCGAGGACGGTGAGAATGGCTGTTTCCTCAAATTTATTAACAACATTTCTTATATGGAATCTTAAAATGGCACAACCCGCCTACATTCAAAAGACGCTTCGTATGAAGCCAGAAGTTACTCGCATTTTCGATGACTTGGACAATTGGCTCGACTACTGTCGTTTCAACCTTATCGCTTTTAATCCCAGCGATATGTATAGGTCTGATGCGTACAGAAATTTCCAACGTGGTCAAGAATACCTTGAACGCAAGGCTCGTCGTGAAGGTCGAGCACCACGCCAGGGATCTTAAAATGGCAAACGTTTTCCTAGTTGATTTGGAAAGCGTAGAAACTAGGTACACGGGACAATGGAAGTCTCATGTACCTAATCTACTTAAAAAGGCAGGACACAATGTTCAAATTATCTCTGGTCCTACGGACATTCCTAGTGCCACTACTCCTGGCGCCTTTCTTAATTTTGGCGGCACTAATATCTACAAGTCTGCACAAGTTGAGCAGATGGGTAGGTTGTTTTGCAACGGATCCGTTCATCCCGGCGACCACTTTGTTTTTACTGATGCTTGGCATCCGGGCATTATAAACTTAAAATACATGAGTGAACTATTGAATATTCCAGTAGTTACACATGGATTATGGCATGCTGGTAGTTATGACCCACAAGACTTCTTAGGTCGGCTTGTAGGAGATAAACCCTGGGTTAGGCATGCTGAGAAGAGTTTTTTTCATGCATTTGATCACAACTACTTTGCTACCAAATTTCACATTAAAATGTTCTTTGATAATCTACTACAAGACGGCTACGGGGACGAAGGTCCGTGGAGTACAGAAATGTGGAATGAGTTGTTAGAAGATACAAAATTTATGCTCACAGGTTGGCCCATGGAATATATGGATTCAACATTAACTGCATATAAGAATATGCCCAAACGCGATCTTATATTGTTTCCACATCGTATTGCTCCAGAGAAACAGGTAGAAATCTTTCGAGATTTAAAAGAACAATTACCACAATATGAATTTGTAGTGTGTCAGGATCAACAACTGACTAAAAATGAATATCATAATTTACTAGGTGAAAGTAAGATTGTGTTTAGTGCAAGTCTACAAGAAACACTAGGCATCGGTTGTTACGAAGGTGCTATTGTAGATGCTATACCTATGGTCCCGGATCGATTGTCGTACAGTGAAATGTACTATGACGGATTTAAGTATCCCAGCGAATGGACTCGTGACTGGAATAGTTACTTACAACATAGAGAGGCATTATGCCATCACATTATTGTTACAATGACTCACTATGAAAAACGAGTACCACAATTACATAAACAAGCGCAAGATCTCACAGAAATGTTTTTCTCATGTGGTAATTTGTTAAAAAATATTAAATGAAAAATATAAATTTTGTAACTGAATCTGAAAATATAGATGCAATACCTTGCCCCAGGCCGGCAGTAGAATTTCTACCCGATTGGTATAAAAACATGTCTTCTAAGATGGATGAGAGTAAGCCAAGTCATATCAATAATCCAACTATGAAGATGTGTCCTGGGATTTATGATATATTAAGGATTGGATACATTGTTCCTGCATGGTGTGATTTTTATATAGATTTAACTTCCCCAGAACAAGGAGTTGGATTTGAATCGTCATCTGGAGAAGATTTCTTAAGTGTATTTCCTATCTCTGCAAGTAGAGGATTTTCGTTTCCTGAAGATCACGAGTCATTGTTTCTAAAATTTAGAACTCCGTGGAAAATTCAATCTGATGATAATTTATCTGTGCTAGTTTCACAACCTAAATATCAATACAATTTACCTTATACTATGTATGAAGGGTCAATGGATGTAGGTCCGTTTATTGCAGATATAAATTTTATCATTAGTGTTAAAAAAGGATCTTTTATTGAATTTAAAAGAGGAGATCCTCTAATTCATTTAATTCCATTTGAAACAAATAGTTTTAAATCAACTATTAAACCCATAGATGATTCTATATATGCAGAATGGAAACGTCAAATGAGGGCTATGAAGAGTTATGCACTCGGCGGGTTTTTAAAAACATTTCATAAAACAAAGAAGTTTACATAATATGATATCTTTCTTTTTAAATACACTAGAACGTTTAGACCGTAAACGTATAGTAATGGATAGACAAGACAATGAACCTTACCTCGAACGCTATTATATTTTTCTCAAAGACAGAAAGCATTTCCCCTTCAATGTGTTCATTCACAAATTTCTTAAGTCAGACCCCGATGATGTGCATGATCATCCATGGCCTTACGCTACTCTAATACTAAGAGGCGGCTACTATGAATGGACTCCTGTATTCGATGACAAGGGTTCTAAGATCGGTGAAACACGGCATTGGCGTGGTCCCGGGCACTTCCGTATTTGCAGGTCTAATAGTTTTCACCGTATTGAACTTAAAGTAGGCGTAGACTGCTGGACCCTGTTTATGCCCGGTCCACAGAAACGCGAATGGGGATTCCT